GCATTATTTTTGTATTTTATAAGAAAATCCTTTTCTTTCAAGTTCTTTGAATAAGTCATTAGCATACTTAGCATCTTTTGATGCGATACTACCGTGCTCTTGAATCTTAGCAGTAATTACATTTAACTTGTTCATTTTATTATCTACTTGTTTTTTAGCAAATCCGTTTGGTGAACTGGCTGCTGGGACAGACATTACCATAGCTTTCAACTTGGTTATCTTAGACATTAACTTATCTACTTTAGCCTTGAAATAAGGATCAGATTGGTTTTCATAGTCCTTTAAGGCTTTATCAACTTTTACTACTTCTAAGGAAGATAACCCTTGACTTAACATCTTTGTGTGAATATCAACTAAAAAGGTATGGTATTCAGGTAACAAAGTTCTTGTGAACTCGCCATCAGATAACATATTTCTGATAGCCTTTACTTCCTTTTTATATCTTTGTGAAGCAAACATTATATTATACCCAAACTATAAATGATTTATTTACCCATACTGATTTGGTCTTGAATTTAACAAAGAACTTGGTCTTTGTCCATTTAACTACCTTGCCTGGTGTACCATTGAAGAAAACAGTAGATACTTTCCATAATGATTTTGGTGGTGTTGAATTCATTATTTTAACTCCCTTTGTCATATATAAAGATACGGAGAATAAACGATAAAGTCAAGCAGTTTCTTTATCTTTTTTCCAATAATGTGAGTCTTTTATTTTCTTCCAAGCAGAGTTTAATGCTTCGTGTGTGGTAATGGATGTAATAAAACAAGGTGCTTTTACTCGTGTTCTGACACCGTTCCTTTTTACCTTCTCAAACGGGCTAAAACATACAGCTTTCAGATGACCGAGTCCTATAGATTCTAATTCATCAGTTAGCCATTCTTGATAATCTTTTGTTTTTAGTTCTTCTCCACCGACAACATGTAAAAATAAAGCAGTAGTGTATTTATCGTCATCATCAAATTCTATTATCTGTTGAAATAGGGATTTCTCTCGGTAATCGTAGTGATCGATGAGCAACTTATTAGTTTTTCTTTCTGGTGCTAGAAAGGGACAAACTGGCATTCCACCAAAATCTTTGTTTGGTGTCTCTAACCAATCCATCCAGGTGTTAAGTTGTTCTAATATGTTATGCTGTGAATATTGACCAGATTTTTTCAATAACTAATCCTATAAAACCTATACCAATCATACCTCTCCACTTCTGTGAATTTTCTCTGAACTGGCTATTTTGTTTTGTTTCAGCCCAAAGACCTACATGTGGATCAAATAAGTTTTCTTTCATAAACTTCAATGATTCCTCAGTTTTTCCGTGTGCCATAGACATATCGTTTTTTATTTCTCGTATATCTTCTTTTAAATTATCTATCTTTTCGCTTATTAACTCAAATTCTTTTCTATCCGCGGCATTCATGTTTCATTCCACCATATTTTTGATATTATACAAAAAATTACTAGTACTACTAAATATGTAACCCATTTTGTGTTTTCGGGCGTCAATTCCATACACCTATAAATATATTCATTATTCCTTAATGATTAATATTTCGTGACTTTCTTTTGTTATTTTACCATCTTCACTTCTTTTCCCAAATCCATACTGGTTCACAAAATCTCTTATCTTTGGTTTCTTTAGCAAGTTGTAGTGATTCCTCTGTATATTGGTTTGTATCTTTAGCAGTTCCAGCTCCACCACTATTAGGTCGTTTAGCCATCTCCATTCCAATACAACCTTTATACTCCATATCTGTATATTTGTTAAGAAACTCATTCATCGGGTCACAAATCTTTGCCCAAGCTTTCTTACCAGCAGATGGTGAATAAACATCTGATATATTGACACATAACTTACCACCACTTCTTAAAGTCGGTAGCATGCTGTCAAGTGATTTTTGTAAGAACTGAGTGTTCCACCCATCAATATCTTTGTATCTAACCCAGCTTTGTGTGTCATCGTGACCATATCTTTCCACATTAAAATAAGGTGGTGAAGTAAAGATAATATCAAATGTATCTTTGTATTGGTCAAAATTAAACTCTTCTGCTGGACTACAATGAAACTCAGTTTTCTTTTGTGTCTCAAACATAGTAAGGTGTGAGTTGTAGTATTCTGCCTGTTGATTATAGATAGGATGGTTTTCTTTACGTGGATCTAACCCAACATATAATTCTGTATTCTGACTAGCATAGAATCCAGCTAACCTATCTCCCCATCCCATAGAAAAATCTAAAATGTTCTTAGCATCATAATAATCATAAAGAGCTTTAGCAACATTAGGTTTGAACTGACTACAAATATACTTACGAAGTCCAATCATAACCCTTAAAGCAGACCTATCTATCTTTGGTAGTTTTAACGAATAAGCAGAACCCATTAGTGAAGTCATAAACTTTTGGTTACCCCAAGTTCGTTTGGGACCTGGTGAAACTGAACCATCAACCGACCATCTGTTTTCTTGTTGGAAATAGTTAGAAGCTTTATTACCTACGTTGTTCCTAGAAAAATACAATTGTTTGCCTTCGTAAATTAAAGGAGTTTCATATCCATCCTCTGAACGAGCAAACCATTCTCCCTCTTTGAGTATGTCATGATACCAAGTACCTTTTAGTTTATTAAACTCTTTTCTACAATCATTTTCTGTCATCTCCATTGTTGGCATTGGATAGTCCATAGCAATAATAGCCAGAGATTCTTTTACATCTTCTTTATCAAATGTATCTTTGATATGAGCCCATTCTTTCTCGTCTATACTGAGATATGGTTCTTGGTTCTTAAACTTGTTGAAATATTCTAAATACATTTACTCTTCAAAATAACGGGTGTGTCCGGCTTTATGTTCCACGAGTGGATGCACATACTCGGTTTTATTAGTATTGGCTTCAACACCCATTAATTTATTTTTCTCCAACGAACTGATAATCATCTTTGTCATCATCTAATGGCATATAATGATATACTTCAACTTGGGTATTACATTTTTCATTAGAACAAGATAAGTTAGTTAAGATACCATCTCCATCTGTATCTAAATCTTCTATATCGTGGTCACCACCCCATATCAAATCACTTTCACAATGCCAACATTTCATCTTATTCTCCAAATAACTCTTTAAATGCCTGATTGGCAGCTTTTGATTGTTCTGTTTTCTTTTTCTCTTCTTTGACCTTATCCACTTTAATATCGTGGTCACCTCGTTTCCATTGGTCAAACTCAATCTTACTAGCCATCATATCAGCCTGATGTAGTATGTAAGCCATATTGGTAGTTAACTGATTATCTTTACTATAATTCATATAATAACCTTTGTTAGCGTCTTCATACATACCATCTGTTAATCTTAGTCCAATATACTCATTCTCTGTCATATTGACATTAAAATGTTGTAGTATCCAACAGGCTCTATCAGTAATTGTCATATAATCTATCTTTGGATTGTGTTTGTATATCAACCCTTGATTCTTTCTGTGCCAGTCTGAGTCATTCTCTATATAGTTGTCCTCTACAAGATTTCCAACCTTACCTAAATCGTGATGAAGAGCAGCAAATATTAACTCTTCTTCAGTAAAGTTATCTATTTTAGCGCCGTTTTGTCCCCACAATCTGTATATCTGTTGAACAAACTGTGTGATGTGTAAAACGTGTTCTACATAACCACCTGGATGAGCATTATGAAAGTGTTCTCTACCACTAGCTGGCGCCAAACACATTCTTTCTTCAAAGAAGTCATACATCTCGTTCAACCTCTCTAGCCTTTCGCCAGAGAAGTTGGCATCAATTACTTGTCTTAGGTTACCCCAATTATGTTGTATTTCTTCTGGTGTTAGTTGTTTCATATTATAACCTCACTTCTAATTCTGATTCACTTAATATCTTTAAGGCGTCTAAAGATGCTTTTAACTGATACTTACTAAATGTATTATCTTTCATCTCTTGATACTTCATGAAGTTAGATTTATATAACTCTCCGAAATAAGCAGCAGTTCTGTTTTTAGAATTTAGAATTGTACTCCAGTCAAATTGTTTCAATGCCTTATTTAAGTTATCTTGTTCAAATCCAAAAAACCCATCAATAGCTTTACCAGAGTTATTATCATGTAACCACACTCCACCAGTACCATCTACTAAATCCAAACTTCTCATATCAGATGAATTAAGACTACCATTAACAGCTAACGGAAAACAATTCAAACCTCTCGATATGCCTCTTTCATCAACAACACCTTTTGTTTTAGTTAGAATTTTTTCTCTAAGAACATCTTCATCGTTTCTGTCTTTTTTCTTTAGTTTAGCAACACTATCCATAGCTTCTATCATAGGGACAAAAACATTAGTGGCACGAAAACTAGCA